ATCTAAAATTGTTTGGCTGCGTGTACGGCGTGAGGTTGTTTTTTCCACGCCTTATACATTAAATAACTTTGATAGAACTTTTCTGGCGACGACTTATCTGCATAGCCCGATCCATTGAAGCTAGCCATTGATAAGTAGAGCCATTCTGTCCCCGTTGTCTTGGGGTTTCGTTTGCTCATATTACCTTCTTAATAGAAGAAGCCCGCCACGCTTTCACGGTGCGGGCAGGCTACTTCTACATACAATTGTATACGCTACCGTGATTAGCCTACTAATTATAACACAAGCGTCAACCCAGCGTTTTTATAAACCTTAAGGGCGCTAGGTCTTCATTAAACTACGGGCAAGATTAAATTATTCTTCTGAAAGCATATATGAATCGGGAGCAGGTTGTTTAGTCTGCTCTTCCAAGGTTGAGTGCTTCCTGAAACTCTCAACTTCTGCTCTACCTACGATAGAGTGGATTAACAGGACTCTATCTCTTGCGGAGTTGTATAGCTCTCTGCGAACCAAGTCTTTAATAGCCTTAGACTGTTCTGCGTATGAGAACGATGCTTCTACTAAAGTGCAAAGAACTCCAACTAAATGGTCATTATTGGCGTTGCTCATTTCACTTAACTTAACTGCTAACTGGGTACCTGCACTATCAGGCGTTGGTACAAATGTTGATTCTTTTTTTGACATGACTTGACCTTTCTTTGTTTGCCCGTAGATTATTAAAGACCAGTGGCTGTCTATCCGTACAACTCTGGGTATAAGTCAGAGCCTGAGCTTTATGCTACCTTGGACATTTAACGCAATCTAGCCGAAGGACTGGCTAAAAAGACGCACCACAGATGTATTATAGCACCATAAAAGGTAAGGGCGCTATAAAAGGTAGGGGACTGGTTTGTCCACAGTTGTAGATATTACGCTTGCATTGTGCATACAATTAGCATACGATTAGAGCGTGAAAGATAAGAATATAAGAGTTGATGCGGATGTTTGGGAGTTGTTAGTTATTCTTGCTAAAAAGCAAGGGAGGACAATTAAAGGTTTGTTAAGGGTCTTAGTTGAGGAAGCGTCTAAATGAGAACCGACTTGGTAAACGATTTACTAGAACAACACTATAAGAAGGCATCTAATGACTGACGCTGATAACCTTGACATGGAACTGATTGTCCCAGGTATCACGGCTTTCATTAAACAGGATAAACCCGAAGTGGAAATGCCTATGCGTACTAGCGATTTATCTTTTGGGGTTATAAACGGGGATACAGCCTCAGTATTTACCTGCCAATGCCGCATTCCAGGCCAAGATGATGGCGACACTACTTGTTGGCTACACCACGATTGCATGTTGCAGGAATGCACCCATGCGGAAGAGGACGAACAAGAGTTTGAGGAAGACTGATGACTGACATCAAAGAATTAGGCAAAACCTATAAACTGGCAGAGGGTGAAATAACCCGTATTGAACAGGATGACGAGCACTACTACTTTATAGATGGTGAGTTCTGCATATCAGTAACTAAGGTTCTTGACTTGGCCGCTCCCTTTCCTGAGGGTTTGCGACAGTGGCTAAGAAATACTGATGCCCAGGAGAGCTTAGACTACCTGAACATGACCAAAGATCGGGGATCTAAACTCCACAATGCCCTAGAAGGACTTTTGCTGGCCGAAGGACTAGACAAGGAACTTTATCCTACGAAATATGAGCGTGAGGCCATAACCAGCTTTATTCGGGTGATGCGCTTCTTGCAGCCTACTAATATAGAAACCGAATTGGTAGTCGGCGATAAAGCTCTGCGCCTTGGCGGGACTATGGATTTGATAGCCACCGCCGACCTACGAAGATTAGAAATCTTGCTTGAACCGACTAAATACTTGGATATTGTTGACGATAACTTTGTCCTTAAAGAGAAGTTTAAGGAAATGTTAGAAGGCGCACCTAATCTCATACGTTTTGTCTGGGATCATAAATTTACCGGACGTTCCACCTATAACCATAAAGTTCAAGCTAGTAAATATAAAGCTATGTATATCAAGAGTTATCCCGATAATCCTGCACCATCTTCGGCTTTTACTTGGCGCTATTCTGCACAGCATAAAAATAAGTTCCAACTTTGTAAGGCCAATTTATCTGAAAAATCTTTTGACCGTATTTACGATACAGCCATTGAATATTTGGGCAAGTTCCCCGAACCGCCAGAAATGCCAGTTTATCCTGATACATTCAGACTATTTGACCCCATAACAACTAATAAGAAAGGACAATGATATGGGAATGTACGAAAGTGGATTAAAAAAGACCGGCGGCCAGTTTCTAAAAACTGAGTCTGGTGGAAAATACCGCCTAAGAATACTAAATATGCCGAGCGTGTCAGCTTTCAAAAAAGACGATGGTGGAATAACATATCGCTTTAACTGGCCTGTATGGAGCTATGATGACGAAGCCGTTAAGATTTTAACTAAAGGGCGGAGCGTTCTCACCCAATTAGATGCAATTTCCGAAGAGTATGGCGAGAAGTTACCTATGGACTGCGATATAGTCCTAACCCATAAAGGTAGTGGTTTTGATACTGTCTACACGGTAGTACCTGGCAAGATTAAAAGCGAGCTACCGTCCGATTGGCAAGCTAAAATGCCAGATTTACTCACCGATCCTAAAAGTAACATCCCTTACGAGAACTGGGTTAAGGGTTCCGAACCGATAGCTAAGGAGTCTAGTGTTCATTCTGAGCAAGTTCCGGTGGAAACTTACAATAACGATCTAGAGGCGAGCGAATAATGTTTGGCTCTGAGGATAGGGACTGGACTGAGATTAAAAAGCAGTTGGATGTACACCTGAACCGACTTTATGTTAAGGGTACTACTCTGGCCGAGCCTAACACTCTGTCCAACGAACTGGTCGTCATCAGTTCCCTTAAAGTCAATTTAGCTATCCTCAGCGCCGAGTTAATCAACGCCGCCGACAGACAGAAGGCCAAAGTCTATTTTGATATTTTAGCTAGAGCCAATGTCAGCCGGGCCAAAGAAGAGTGCCGTTTAGACGGTTACTACTTAGACCTGAAACTGAAATCCGAACAGGTAGCAGCTTACTTAAAAGAAGTTAGCAGCTTGGTCAGTACCGTCCAAACTTACCTAAGATGGAAAGGCCAAGAGGTGAACCTATGACCCAAAAATCTAAAATATATAACTACCTGAAACAAAACCCCCGATGGTTTAAATCCTACGAGTTACAAACTATGGCGATAAGACAGTTCGGTTGTAGCCCTGAGACAGCTATTAGACGGACAAGAGAAATGTCTGAACCACCTTCCGAGAATAACCACCAGCGTGAACCAGTCCTAGAAAGACGCAGAGTTGGTAGATATGAAGAGTATCGTTTTGGACAAACCATCTCACCGGCTGAAGTAGCCGAAAACTTAAAAGACACTTTTGAGAATGAGCGATTATTTGACGCTCCAGTGGCTAAACGGAAGATAAGGATGCTATGAACTCTCTGAAGATTAAAAAAACTGATGAACATAAGCATAAGTTTGTGGATATACCCGATAAGAAAGTTATGCTGACTAAAGGAAAAAGTGATAGCACTTCTGGGTATGATTTACTCAAACGGCGTAAATGTGATTGCGGTATGATTGAAACTTATGACATAGAAAGAATTAGGTTATGAACACCTACACTTACGCCCTCACCCTAGTAATTTTCTTGGGTTTGGATATAACTTTAATATGGTACTTAGAAAGGAAGAAATAATGAGCGCATCAAATAACACTAACTGTAAAAATATGGAGGGCTGCAACTCCTGCAACTTCTGCTACTCCTGCGACTCCTGCTACTCCTGCTACTCCTGCAACTTCTGCGACTCCTGCAACTCCTGCTACTCCTGCAACTCCTGCAACTTCTGCGACTCCTGCTACTCCTGCTACTCCTGCAACTTCTGCTACTCCTGCTACTCCTGCAACTCCTGCAACTTCTGCTACTCCTGCGACTCCTGCTACTCCTGCTACTCCTGCGACGGGTCTTACGGGTTGAGAATGTCCGAGCGTATGATATTTTGCCTTGGCGAAGGTGGCGTCAAATCTGAAGGTAACGGCTACCAGAAAAACAACCAGATATTCAACGTAGAAGTAACCAAAGATGAGTGGGACGAGGCTAGAGCCAGTTTACCTGAACTTAAAATAGCCATTACAAAGTGGACAGATGAAGACAATATGACCGACCAAGAGAAAAAAGACGTTACTGGCTGGAAAACTATGGGCGGTTTTCTGAAACGCTATGGACATAAAGAGGCGTGGGCTAACTGGTGGACGGACGCTAGCAAGTCCGATAAGCAGAAAATCTTAGACCTCCCACATTTCGATGATGATATTTTTGAGAAAATCACCGGCATAAGGGTGAATACCCTGTCGGTTAAAGGCACTAAGGTTAAGATCCGACTTACTGACGGGCAGACTGTGGAAGGTGAAATCGTAGAATGACCTATCTAATAATAGCGAAGCTAAGGGGGTGTAATGAGTGGCTTTGATAGTATTCGGCAAGGCACATTTAGAATAACTTTTGATAATGGGGTTGGTGTTTCAATCCATTTCGCCGCTGGTAGCTATTCAGATAACGATGATTTAGATTTCAAAACCAGACTGCAGAATAGCTATGAACTTGGCAAGCTAGAGTCCTCTAACGCTGAAGTTATGATAACGACTGACCCGACAGGTAAGGTTGTTAAATGGCTTGAGCGAAAGCACGGGGACAATCCGGCGGGTAGGCTTACGCCCAAAGAAGTATTGGAAGTTCTTAAAAAGGCGGAGTCAGTCCTAACCCCTAATAGCGAAGCTAATAAAGGAAAGGAGAAGTAGCTAAATGAAATACCGCCCGATAAATGTTACTCCGCAAGAAGCTGATTTTATAGTTGAAGTTTTTACTAAAGTACTGGAAAAAGAGAGTTTTGTAATTAAGACTTATTACAGTGCAAGAGTGGGGGCAGTTTTTATTAAGAACTTAATCCGTAAAGCTGAAAAGGCTAAAGGGAAGCTATCCTCTACTAATAGCGAAGGGGGAGAAGAATAATGTACCAAAAATGTCCAATCTGTGACGGTCAGGGTATCGTCAGTAAACCGCCCTATGTTGCTGGCGACCAAAATACTTGGGTAAGTGATAGAACTAGCTACCCTTGCAAAACCTGTAACGGAACTGGCTTAATTGTCGCCCCCACCCCTAATAGCGAAGCTAAGGAGGCCAATAATGAAAACATCTAAAGCTGATGGGGAGCTGTCCAAGATTAAAAATAGCCACACTATGAAATTAGTACCGAGTAGCCAAAGAGAATTATTTTGGTCAGAACTAGAACCCCAAATCCAAGCCTATGTTGCTTCTGAGAATATCAAAGCAAGGATAAGTGAGGTTTGGAAAGCTCACGATGCTAAGTTTAACTATGAACCAAATGACCCATGCCCTTATTGTATGGGTGAGGCTTACTCTCTAATACACAATACTTTTGAGACTAGAATTGAAGAACTTAAAGCCCAGCTAGGAGATAAGTGATGCTTAACTATATAAGGCTAGTAAGACGTTAAGGTGATAGAACATTTATGCGTAAATTGCCACAAACAAATAAAAGCCGATAATAAGCGCCCCAAGCTATACTGTCAATGTGAAGAAAACCGAGTGGCAAAAGACAAAAAAACAGTGGTTCAAGTTAAATCCAAGCAATCATCAAGGGTATTGGATGTGCGCTTTGTGCGGCAGATGGGTATCAAGCCCCGATCTTGACCACATTAAAACACGAGGCAGTCATCCTGAATTATCCACAGATTTAAATAATCTCAGACCTGTTTGCCGAAATTGCCATATAAAACGGCATAATTACAAGACTAGACAAGCAAAATGAACATGATAGGCTGAAACGGTAAACTTAAAAACTGGGCCGCCCATTAGTAAGCAATCAATCCAATTTAGGTGCTGGTACGAAGAACTGCCTTTTAAGGTAAGGCGATTTGCACCCAAAAGTTCTCTGCAAAGGGATATGCGCCGTGAAGTGTGGGTTGACTTATTTAATAACTTGCGCCATAATGCTTACGTCCTCCTTTGGACGCACCTTATACCCCCAACTATAAAATTTGGTAGACGCTTAAACCGCCTTAAACTGGCGGTTTTTGCGTTCTTGAAAAAGCGTCACTTTGAGTTTACCATCCACGTCAAATGGTTGTTTATAATAGCCTTCTTGGGGATTTTAGCCTTTCCTAGCCATTCTACGCCCATTTCCTTACCGCAGCAGCCATATCCAGTCCCTAAAGCGCTAAAGCCCCTAGAAATGCCTAATTTAAGCCCACAGAGCCAAGTGGCTAGTGTTTATGTAGCACCTGCACCTGTCGTTATAACTGGGGGCAATTTATCTGCTATTCTTTTAGCGATAAGACCCTGCGAAAGTTCTAATAATTACACAGCCCAAAATCCCACTTCTAGCGCATCGGGAGCATTTCAGATAATCATAAGCACTTGGGCTGATTATGGCGGTTATTCGCAAGCTAAATATGCCCCGCCAGCCGTGCAGGATGCTAAAGCCCTGTTACTTTATCAAGCGGATGGTACACGTCCTTGGGTAAGTTCTGAAGGATGCTGGGGGGGCTGATAGCGCTAGAGGGACAGTTCAGGCTCACTTCTTTCGTTCCCTGTCCATTCGTGAGCTGGCTCAACCTTTATTCGGCTGCTATCTTTTTATAAGTTGGCCGGTTCTAGCAAGCCCTCTTGGATTATAACTTATTCGTAACGGCTGTAGTCAACGGGTTCTTCAATAGTCAGTTGGTTCTGCTGTCTAATTTCTTCCAAGTGGGTTTTTAGAAACTCCATGTATATTTTAAGGCTGTTTATTTGAAATACCAGTTTATCTTCTTCGGATTGCCAGGTTGATTTATCTTTTTCCACTACAACCACTCAATCGGTACGCCTTTTGCTGCCTCTACGTCCTGTTCAAGCCATTCGATGTAGACTTCCTCTTCCCAAGGTGACGGCTCTTCTTCAATTATCACATCGGGATGCCAGCCGTAATTACTAGCAAAAGTTCCATGTTCACGATTGGCTAGGTTCAGTATATGCAATCGGTCTTTTCCAAGAGCCACACCGCCCATCCAAGTTAAAAGTTCTAACTGCCCAAAAGCCCGTGTCCAGGTTTCTTCATCGGCATCGTCAATCCGAGAAGCTGCCAGATAATCCTGTTCTGATTTTTGCCAGAATAAAGCAATAACCAACATCCCCAACTTTCTAATATCCGTGCCAGGGTGTTCGTTAAAGTACTTTTCCCTGTCAGGATGGCTTCTGAAAAGCAGCATCCCCTCGCCGTCTATCTTGGCTGCCCAGGGTTTAATCTCCATCTTTCACCTCCGTATATTCGTAAGTGTACTCATCGGGATGTTCAGGGTCTACGGGGTAAATATCTATATAAACGGCGGTATCTTTTTTAGCCAGAGATAAAAGCAGCATCCCAAGTATGGCTTCGGTAGGGGCGTTGGAAATGGGATAAAGTTCACTCATGGTTTATGTATACCTCTGGCTGCTAATTCTTGCCTCATCTTTTCGTGGTCTACTACATATTGCATAAGAGTTTCGGTGGGTTTGGGTGGTGGCTCCGTAGTCTGATGTAAGATAATTTCCTCATATTCGCACATCGGTACAAGGTTAATCTTCAACTCCCTAAACTTTTTTTCTAAAGGAGTAGTATATTCACTGGCAGGCCAAAACAGATGATGTAGAATTATTCTACAACCTAATTGGCTGAGCCGCCGAGGGCAATCCTCGTGGTGTTGGCGGCAGCGTTCCACGTCAGATCTTTAATTTAGATACAGCAGCTCTAAGGGTTATAAGACCTAAGCCGTTAAAACCAATAATCCCCTGTACAGTTGTAAGGAACTGACTTAAAGTCGTATCACCTGTCAGATATTTCTCTAAAGCCGTCAGAAACATCAAAGTCCCAAGAATATAAGTCTTGTAACCTGATAGAAACTTTTTTACTGTGTTGAACATTGTTACTCCTTTCCTATAAATACTTTAATTAACCAAGCCAGCAATCCTGATCCCTTACCCGATGGCTGGGCCGCAGGTTCAACAGGAGTTGAAGTAACGGTTACTGTCGTATCGGCAGTACCCGTAGTCGATGTCAATTCTGTTATTTTAGTTTGGAGTTGTGGAACTTCAGCGGCTAATGCAGCAGTATTAGCTAGAGTGGTTTGTCTTTGGGCATATTCTGGGCTATCTAAGAGTTCCTGTAATACCACATCTGCGGGTTGGCCAATATAGCCATCCGCGCCTGGATGGTCAGGCGCACGATCAAAGACTGCTTTATATAAATTATTGAGCATGTTCTCGTCAACCATTATCATTTCTCCTTGATTACTTACTACTCTAACATTTCCTACATCTTCGCTCCAACCTACATATTGCACCTCGTAAGCTGTAGCCAGCGCTTGAACTGATGGAAAAACTTTGTGGCCCGAACCACTCAGGGGATTAGTATAAACTCCGCTAGGAGTGGAGACGGCCACATGGCCCCAATTCCGTGTAACCCCGTCAATAGTTCCTGTCCATGAGAACCAAACTGGTACTGAATTAGCAGGCAGAGGGTCGGTGTGTTTGAACTGAGTATCTAACCATCCCTGCCATGCGTAAGGATCGGGGTCATTCTTCACTCCGAAAACCTGCTCTACATAAGCTAGACAATAATCCGGTTGGCCAACAACCGATAAATTAGGCTGGATTAACTGGTTCATTGCTCACCTGTACTAACGCTAACACATGGTCTTCCGAAGAGTCAATCGTCACGACATAAGTGATTCTTCCCTGTTCAGTCTCAATTCTATTTAATTCCTCGGCTAGATGATTAGCGATAGGTTCTTCCACTAAATGTAAGAAAGATTTATTATCTCGGCGGACGTGTACGGGAAGCCAGCTCATTTTATAACCTTTAGGGCGTAAAGTACCAAATAACCAAAGACTAAAGATACTACCGCTGACACACTGGGATATACCCAGCCGACTCGAAAATTATGTTTTTTGAGAGCATTGAGTTCTTCTCGTATAGCAGTAACTTGTGTCTGCACCAAAGTCATATTATCAATTTTATTTATTAGGGTATCAACTTTGGACTCAACTCGCCCTAGTTGGGTTGTATTAGTGGACATCTGTACTTCCAATCTGGCTATCTTAATACTATTAGCTTCGCTCATTTCAACTTCTTATTTATGGCTGTAGTTAATTTATGGACTTCTCTGGTCAGTTTGGTATTCTCTAAAAGTTCCAATTCCTGATGTTTATACTGGTGCTCGGCTTGGGTCTTATCCCGCGCCGATTGTTGATTTTGACCCACCATAATAATTGAAAGAAGTACTAATTGCAGGAAAGTCTGAGCTAGCCACGCTACATCGGCAATTACACTATGTTCTTTAAGGATTGAGGGTAGGCTTATAAAGGCGATTACCGCAAAAATCCCCGCACATAGCATCGTGCCGACAAAAGCCGTAATTCTCAGTCCGAGCCTGTCGCTCCATGAGATTTTAGCTTTGTGTTCTTGGTGCCAGTTTTTATGCATCAGCTTTTACCTGTTCCTGTTCTACAGTAGATACGCCATTAGTGATTTTGAGTGCTAACCAACGGTTAAATCTTTTCATATAAAAAAACAGCCTCGGGCTGTCCTACTGGCATTATATATCAAAATCCCTAAATTATAAGGTTTTTAGTTGGCTAAGGTATATTCAATGAATATAAAGGGGACTGTTAAAGAAGCAACATAGGTGTGGGCAGTTGAATTAAAGACCGAGGCGGTCAACGTAATCACGTTTCCGTTTATCTGCTGATACAAAGTCCCGGGCAAAGCCGCCCCACCGAATGGGATGTCGTAATAAGCTATATTGCCTGAATAAGTCCCGGACGCCACTTCCATTTGATACCAATAGGGTTTAACAGTTCCAAATAATCCATCAAAAAGCTCGGTAAAATTAGCAAAAGCCATAGTAAACACTGGGTTGTCACTCAAGGTTACATTAACTGTAGTTTGGGAAAAAGGTACACTTGGAGTAGCGGGAGGGACTGACGCAGGGAAAGTAATTGACCCAGGATAGGAATTGATGTTTTTGAAAGAGTTATAGCCGGTGTGTAAAATGAGTTTGGATAAATCAGGATTCATAGGGCGTAATCCCTGTAAATCACATAGTAAATTAGATAAGTTCCAGTCAAAGTATTTTTCCAGTAGCCTAACTCAAGATAGATATTCGTGGCGTCCGCCCAACAGACCAAGTAAGGGCCAGAAACACCATTAACCAGAGTCTCACCAACAATCCTGTTTCCCATTGGCGGGTAAATTACTCCATTTTGGAAAGGTTCATAATAAGTCCTGAACATTGGTACAAATCCTAAATTATGAGGAATTGGGGTTATAGTAACGTAATTTCCCAACAGAAGAGTAGCGGGTGCGGCCACAGCCTGCGAACCGCTGGAAGAATCCCGTTTCATATAGTTTTTCCCACTCCAAAAATTTATCTGGGTCATGAAATTGTATCCAAGGTATAGTTTATCGTTACATTCTGAGTTGCGGTGTAATTGGACAAAAAGATAAAAGAAATAGTCGTATTACTACAAGCCATCGTCACGCCCATTTGCAATAGTTGCTGGGTCAATCCTGAATTGAAATAAGACAACTGGACAGATTGGTCATAAAAATTACTGCCATCCAGAGAATAAGAGAGCGTAGTATAGGCTTTTTTCCCATAAGGATTAGCTATCGTGAAAATTGTAGTCCTATCGTTGCCTCCTCCAGGAGTGGCTGGGCCAGGAACTGAATAAGTTACAGGAGAAGGATTTTGATAAACAATTTTATCTATCGGGTAATTAGAATAAAACTGTAATTTGGAGGCATCTACGGTCATGAGAAAGCGCTCGCCACACTATTCCCGGGTTTGGCAATGGCTAGACCATAGCTCCCATCCGGTAATAGCCCCATTTGGATATTATTGAGATCGTAAGTTTTGTCATACCAATACTGTGTAGACCCTACGATTTTGTATAATAGATATCCGCTGGTGTCTAAAGCAAAGAATCCAAAATCTCCACTACCATCTGGGATTAAACCCATTTCTACCTTTGAATTGTCATCATTGGTGACGGTTACGGCATTATTTGGGCCGTCTATTACTATTGCCCCCGAACCTACATTTATTGTTCCTGTAGTTCCGTCTATAGCTATATCTATCTCTCCGGTCACAGGATTAGTTACTGTGATTTTACCAGTTATATTTTGAGTTCCCCGTTGATTGCCAGTAGAAATCTGACGTGGCAAAACACGGGACAAATCACTACTACCGAGGTCAATCTCACTACTTTGGGCAGAATCAACGATAGTACCAGAGGAGGGCGTATAGGGAGTACTCATATCAAAGATTCTTGGTTAAGATTGTTGAATGGTACACCTATTCCTACGATTATAGGAGGTTCTGTTACGGTAGAATCGCAGTAAATATCTACCCCGACCTGTAATTCATAGTGTCGTTCCTCGGTTTCGGAATCGCCTATGTCAAATCTAGCGTATCCAGGAGCATCATTGGGTTGATATAGATTAGCGTTAGAAAATTTATCAGAGTAAACCCAGTCACCCCTATCTATAGAGTATTTTAGAACTATTGAAACGCCGTCTTGGATGTCCGTCCACTTTGCCTCCACGTAGGAGGCTAGTTTTTGTTTGGTCGTAAAATCGGCGTCTTCAATCAGGGACTCCCAGGTTGCATAAGGGGCTGGCGTGGAACTGGCATCTATCACATCTACCCCGTAAGTTACTGCGCCAGAACTGTCATCACGCCAAGAGATATGCAGGATATTACCAAAGTTCTGCACCATTCCAATAGTCAGATTGTTAGAACCAGTTTTATACTGTGAACCCGTGCTCAGAATATACGAATATCCAAAGGAATTAGGCTGCGAAGCATCAGTCTTGCCCCAGCCGTAAATCCCGTAAGGAATGTCGGTATTCGCTGTGGTGGACGGCCAGCCTAGGAGATGAACGCCGTATCTGACCGTAGCCACATAAGGGTAGACCCTGGTTTGAACATTACTAGAGGTATAGATATTTTCCGAACCAGGCAGGCGACGAATCTTCTCTGGCGTAGCGGTGACTGAAGTAATAGCGTACCAATTTCCCCCAGCTACAAAGTAAATAACATTCTCAAACGTATTTAAGGCTTCGGGAGAACCCTCAGGGATCGGAGTGAAGTAGTTATAAGTGTCCGAAAGTCCGTCCCAGTAAAAGATAATTCCACTTTGGGGAGTATTGTCACCTGTAGTTACAAGTTGGGCGGCTATAACTAGATATTCGTTAAAAACAGCTAATCCACAGACTTCATAACCTGGTGGAAAGACTAATTTTTGCCTTTGCCATTCATCGTTTGTCGGTTGGGGTTCGCCCAGATTTTCCCAAACGCTCAAGTAACGCCCATTACCAATACAGGTAAATTGTTGGAAAGTAATCATTGGGTGGAGTCCGTTAACTGTCAGAACTAAGCGATTCGCCCATAGTTGCATATCGCAGGTAGATAAATCATTGGTCACTGTAGAACTCACCGTCCCATCTGCTACCGTCGAGGTAAGGTGAAAATGATAAGTTTGGGCATTATTAGGCCCGACATTTACCTGAATAGGAGTTGAGAAGACAAAATAATTCCAAGTAGCACTAGACAGATTAGTGTTAGTAACTGTAGCTGTACCAAGTTGGTTGTTTAGGCCATCATGGACTGTAAGTGTCCAATCACCAGTCCCCTTTGTGACAATATAAACACCAATTTTAGAAATTGGTTGAATATCAGTCTGAAAGAAACGCTCTTGGTCATTTCTGCTTTCCCCATAACTGGTTAAAACGGTAGTAGTTTTAGTACTGAGAGATTGATTAGAATTAACATTAAATCCCGCGTTATCGCTGTTATCATAAGTAGACTGGGACTCTCCATAATAACCAGGGTTTAGGGTCGGGGTAGTAGAAACTGTCGTAATAGAACTGACTTGGGTAGTTCCTGCGATATAAATTGCATCTTGGTCTTGGCGATAATCTATCCCGAAAGTTCCACTTTGCCCGATATTCCCGAACAAACTCCATGCTCCTGCTGAGGTGCAAGCATAAACATTTCCAGTAGAGCCAATAGAATAAATCTCCCCAGCTTGAGTCATTATTTCATTCTGGACTAGATCTGTAATAACATTACTATCGGCTCGGCGAGTTCCTGGCAGAACGCTCATCTGAGAAGGTGATTTGCGGAAATCTAAAGATTGAGAATTAGCAAAAGAATTAGCCTGTCCTACCTTCTTGTCGGTAGCTTGTCCCCCTACCCACGATTTGTAGACGTAAGCCTGTATTTCACTTTTAGCCATTTTACGACCCTATCGGCGGTAGCGGGGTAAGTACCCAAGGGCTAATTTCACTACCATCGGAGAAGATTACATTACCCTCAGTCGAACTTGAGTACTGCGTAATTGCGTCATCTACAGCATTATCAAATAGGGTTTTATGCTGAAGAGCTCGTTGCTCGTTGCCCTTTCCAGCAAAATAAAGCCATAGGGCATAATCAATTAAATTAGAGTGATATTCTCCAGGAATTATAGGCAACTGCCCAATCCTAAAACTCAATCCTGAACCCGAGTTGCCCACAAAAGCACTTTTTAACGTAAGCGTAGATGATGTGGGAACGTCTACAATTTCGTACCAAGTTAAATCTGTTACTCCGGTAACTTGAAAAGATAAACCTATCATCTGATTAGCAAAAGTTGAACCTGTAGAAGTAACCAGAGTGCTTCCGTTCGTCATAGTGCAGGTCTGAGCAGGTTTTTGGTCGCCCGATATGAAATCTGGTACTGATAAAAAATGATCCTGTACTTGGTAGTAAAACCTTATTCCATTAGTAATCCCAGAAGATGGCACCGGCCAAATCTCAACCTCATCGTTACCAATCATAAAATAATAAGTCGCCCAGTTTGAAGAGTAATTAGGGACGGTTTTAATCAAGCGCCATTCATACTCACTTCTAATCTCTTTGGTGGGCGGGGCGTAGCTGTTCTGCCCGGCAGCGGTTTTAACCGTCATGCCGATTATACGGACACAATCTACCGGAGTTTGGTAGATACTCTGTCCTTGAATCGTATCTGTAAATTGCTGTTTGCGTGACCAGTAACGGGATAATTTAGCGTTAAATAACTGATAGCCCTGATTCATATCTTGTTGACCCTGCGTAAGAGTTCCCGAAGTTGTATCTCGGGTTAAACGAACAAATTTGTTTGATAAATCTGTGAAAGTAAGCGTAAATCTATCCTCTCTTCCTATGCCGCCTGATAAGTACCTGTTAATTGCAAGAAGTCACCGGTAGTCCAGGTATTAGGTATTGTAGCTGTAAGACTTGTGACGGAAATCAAATAAGTGCCGCTTGAATCTTGGGCAACAGGACGCATGACAGTTGTAGAAGTCCACAAACAAGCTGATGAATAGTTTATGCCAGCAGATAATAAATGCCCCTCACCTATAACGTCATTGGCTACATAATCAGATGTGGAGGTTACTGGTAGAGAGATGGTTGGAGACGTACCCACTGCAGAGGTGCTCCCCAAGACAAACCTAAACTGGAAGAACACTGTTTTACCAGTCTGTATATATTTTGCAGTAACAGTTCCATTACCCAGGGTTAAACTAGTTAATGTTGGTGTCCAGCTTTGCCACGCCCACGATGCACCGGTTCCCGCTACTAACTTGGCAGGGGTAACGGCGGCATCGGTAATACTTGCCGTGACTATTCCGTTAGTTCCTACTTTTGCACTAGAAATACTTAATCCATAGATTGTTCCACTGGTAGAAGCAGATTGTCCCACAATAGCGTCTGTTGTAATTGTGGTTCCTGTGATAGAACCATTATTTATAACAGGGGCGGTTAAGGTCTTATTGGTTAATGTCTGTGAAGTAGAAATATCCGCTAAGGTGCTGGAAGCATTTGGCAGAGTATAGGTTCTCGTGGTAGCTGTGGTAATTCCAGAAAGCTGGAATTGAGCTTGTTTAGTAGTATCTCCGTCGTCTTGCAGGGTGAACAAGGTATCTTTCAAGGTAACAGTATTGGTATTGTCTAAAACCTTGTTAGTCAGATTCTGAGAGGTGGAGGTGTCTACAGGTTGTCCGTTCACCCCCAAAAAGGTCTGGCGGTTGATTCTGAAAGTCCCCAGAGGCGAGGCTCGGTTTATGGGGAAATAATCAGCACTTCCGTCTATGCCGGAAGCTGCTGTTAATTGGTTAAAGTTTACATCGCTCATTGACTGTTGTCTTCCTCCCAAACTGTGGCTGGGATTTGAGTGAATGAACTGTCTAGGGTCACAAGATTGTATCCCGCTAAGGTTATTAATTGGTTGCCACTAAGCGTAACCAGATAAAGCAGGGCAATGTTATTCATCTCTCCGTTATTACCGCCAGGTTGCCAAACAGTTGCGGGTGCGTTTACCATAGGATTCCTTAAATAAAAATAGCCCCCGAGAGGACTATCCTATTTCAAAGTATGAGCTATTGCACTCTCAAAATCAAGTTGTTATACTGCACTTGATGAAATCCTCAGAACTCAATTTTAATGATGGCTCGGCTATCTCTGAGGTTAGTCGGGCCTTTTTTGCAATGGAGGAATTATGAAGACCTGTTCTATCGTTGAATGTCCTGAAGTACACCATAGTAAAGGATACTGCAAAAAACACTATTTACGATGGTATCGGTGGGGCGACCCAAATATAGTCAAAAAAGAGTATCACGGATTAAACGATGCTCCAGAACGCAATGTATGGCAAAAAATGAAACAGAGGTGCTACAACCCTAATGACAAATCGTATCCCGACTATGGCGGACGAGGGATAGAAGTATGTCCGAGATGGAGAGTTTCGTTTATGAATTTTTATAATGATATGGGCAAAAGACCTTCAGATACTCATTCCATAGAACGCATAAATAATGATGGTAACTATCGTCCTTCTAACTGCAAATGGGCGACCAAAGACGAGCAAGTTAATAACTATAGACACAACCATTTTATTACTATTAACGGCAGAACTCAAAGTATGAAACGATGGGTTGATGAACTGGGCTTAAAATATGGTCGTGTACAAATGCGACTATATCGTGGATGGACACCCGAGAGAGCTTTAGAGCTAGAAAGGAGTAAATAAATGGCACTGCACCCTGTTAATGATAGGTTCAAAGTAGAAGTTGCAACTAATGAGTTTGGTTTTAATGAAGAAAGTGGAGGGACTGAAACTGGCATAGTCGTAGAAGTTCCAGATATGTTAATTTACCTATCTTTCCATAGTTTCGCATTTGAGAATTCTATAATGAATGAGGATAACCTTAAGAAAATACAAAGTTACTATAATCAATTTTTAGGCAAGCGTATATATTGGGAGATGTTGCAAGATAGAGGTAGAAAAATAAAAGAAGGCGAAAAAGAATTTGTTTATCTACAGATGACTGACTTGCTAGCCTATTCAGACGATACAGAAGATAATGCACAAGTAATTAATCAGGTTGGCTCGGCAGGGTCATTTAACCTAAGTTAGGAGTACCGATGAGTGAGAAAAAAGAAGGAAGAGAAGTATTAACCGAATCAGAACTACAAGTTAAAGTTCTTGAGGGTGCTCATGCGGCTTATCAGTCGGCAGCAATCTCTTATGGTCCAAAAGGTAAAAATGTAATCCTAGAAAAAGGTTTTGGCAGACCACTTTATACTCGTGACGGAATTACGATATTACGAGATACATTCTTTTCAGATAGAGGCAAACAACTAGGTGCAGCTATGGTCAGAGAAGCTTCCGAAGCCTCAAATCAAGTAGCCGGAGACGGCTCTACAGCCGCCGGTATGCTAACTTATTTACTATACGATAACGGTCTTAAATCTATAGCTGCCGGTAATCACCCTATGGACGTAGCCGATATAATCGTCAAAGATAGTTATTTATTACTAGAAGAACTTAAAAAGTTTGTCATTCCAGTCAAGGATAATCAGCTTAAAGACGTGGCTACAGTCGCCGCCGGTAATCCCCTGATCGGGCAACTGATCGCCGAGGCAGTTTTATATGTCGGTCAAGACGGCGGAATATTAACCGAAAAAGCCCCTATTGCCGAAGTAGAGCGGGAATATATAGACGGATATTATCTACAGTCCGGTTTTACCGCCCTACAGGGCGGCAAGAAGGAACTCGTAGACCCTTATGTGATTGTTTCTAGTAAAAGGTTAAGCTCCGCCGCTGATACGATTGAACTCTTAAACGGAGTGATGAAGTTCGGTGGACTGGAACAAGGGCAAATACCCCGTGTACTTTTCATAGGTAATTTTGAGGATGCCGCTTATACCACGATTGTAAACACCATAAACGCTGGGCAGATTGACGCTGTCATAATCAAAACTCCTCCGATGTACGGCGAACTTGGAAAGTATCTCTTAGAAGACATCGCTATCTACGCCGGTTGCCAACCTATTACTGAGAATACTAAGATTAAATCATTCGTCTCTCAAACTACCGACCGCAAGTTCTTCTCTAGTTATATAGGCAGGATAGACAAAGTCATTGCTTCTAAGGGTGAATCTACCTTATTTGCTAATAAAGATGCGGAGGGTGTTAAAACCCGTATCCAAGAGATAAAAGACCAAATAAAAGACGAAAGTGTGGACGCTTTTGTTGAAAAGCTAAAGGATAGAGTAGCTAAACTAGAGGGTAAAATCGCTATCTTCAAAATCGGTGGGGCGACTGATACCGAAAAAGAACGCCTAGAATTTCAGATAGAAGACGCTATTAACTCAACCCGACACGCCTATACAGACGGCATCGTACCTGGCGGTGGAGTTACACTTCTACAACTGAGTAAATTAGATATCTCAGACATTTACAAAACTTCCCTACAGACTATGTTTAAACAACTTCTAATCAACGCCAATCTGCCCTCTGAACTTAAATTAGATGAAGCCTTAAAAGCCCCCAAAGGACAAGGCTACAACTTACGCAAAGGTGGAGAACTGGTAGATGTCATCAAAGAGGGTATTATAGACCCCTATATAGTGCCTAAAGAGGTCATTTTCCACGCTACATCTATGGCTTCTGAGACTTTGAAACTTGGTCTAGGGCTCGTCTTCTCTGATGATGATAAAAAGTCAGCGCTTGCTTAGTCGTAAATCCGTTCTGGATTCTCCAACTCAGAGTATCCGCATCTATACCAGTCAGCTCCGACCATTCTCTTAGATTTAGAGCTTTGCCATTGAAAATCAATAATCGGTTAGTCGATTTATTATTAGCCTGTTCCTTATAGGTAGCCCAACGACAATTTTGCGGAGAATAATTTCCATCATTATCTATACGCTCAATAGAATGCTTTGGAGTGGGTCTGGCCCCCATATCTTCATAAAATGTTGCAAACGAACTCCGCCATCTATCACATATTTCTATTCCCCTCCCCCCATATCTATAATATTTATGGTGATTTTTATCATAACATCGTTGTTTCATTCCAGCCCATACAGTATATTCTGGTACTCTTCTCTTACTACTTCCCATCCCGTGCATTTCGTGACGAGTTACTAAGGGGTCACCATTGCGTCTCCAGTGTTGCCAGTGTAGCTTGCACCATCCTCTAGCAGCGGCAGGTCTATTACAATCTACTATTGCACAGATATTCATAGTAGTATTATAATTGAAGATATATGATTTATCTAGCCTGGATAATCTCGCTCATAGGGGTGTTTTTGTTAGGTTACCACTACGGGAATATCTCTAAAAAGGTCAAACAGCTAGAAGTTGAAGTCAAAAAGAAGATAGAAAAACCGCAAGAAGAACCCGAAAGTATGTTAATTGACGAACTAGACCCCGTACAGACAGCCCAGTACGAGCTAGAACAACAAAATAAAAGGCTAAATGGTGAGTAAAATAGCCCGTATAATCAACGGAGAGATAGTTTACTCAGATAAGTCGGCTGAGGTTATAAAACCCCATGATATGGCCTCTAGGAGTCGCAGGGAGGCTATGAAAGTCAAACACCGTAAGGATTTGCTCCAAAAAAATCAGGTGGACTATTACAAAGCCTACCCTAAAGAATTAGATAATTTGTCAGACGAAACTAAAAGATTACTAAGCTGATTTGCCTTTAGCCGACATCGCAGCCATCTTTTTCTTGCCGTATACTCGGCGACCTATGTAAGCGGCGAGAGCTGGGCTTTTACCTTGGTTAACTAACTGTTGGAATCTTCCACCACCACCGAGGGTGTTGGGCTTGCCATCAGTTGTACCTGTTTTTTTGAGCGGTTGTGCCATTGTTATCTCCTTAAAATAAAAATAAGTCCCGCTAGGACTTTCCTAGCTTAATTGTAACACTTACTGTTGGGGTTGCAACATCTTTCTTAAAAAGGTGTCATTACTAGGAGTTTTAGCGGGAACATAAGTAAAACCGTGTTGCTCTAAAACTGCATTTTTTATCTGAGTTTTGGCATTAGATATAAGGTTCTGCTGGGCTGTTGGAGACATTTGTTTATAGTAACTAGATTTAAGGGTACTGTCTAACCATTGACCGTATTTGGTGTTGTAGTCTTGGTTTGCTTGGGTAAACTCTTTAGTCCCTACTTGTTGCTTGAATTGAGTTAATTCTTTGCTGGTAGAAGTAGACCAATTTGTAGCAGAGCCGTAGGTATTAGACAGAACGCCTAGTTGTTGGGCTATCATCGTGGCAACAGTATTAGCCGATTTAGGGTCGTTTTTAAGCTGGGAGTAGGATTGAATAGGGATAGGTGTAGTTAAGGCTCCAACTTCGCTTCCTACTGTCGGCTTGCCCCCTGCAAAAGTTTTTTGATTGGCTAAATCAGATACTACTTGTCCGGCTGGTGAGGCTCGTCCTTGCAAGAAGTCACCCATTAGTTCTGCAAAAGAAGTCTGTCCGAATCCGCTACCAACTTTAGAAAAAGCACCCGTGCTTGAACTTTTAATAGCATTTTTGCCCGAGAGTGCCGAAGCGACTCTTGCTCCTAGAGTCACGATACTGTCGTAACCACCACCGATATTAAAGCGGGTGTCACCAATTTTAATCTTCCCAAAATTAGAACTTCTAGGGTCAAACTCTGCTATTCCAGGCGAAATAGCATTGGCGGTAGTTATCAACGCTCCCACCCCGAGTATCATTTTAGCCAAGGTCTTAGCAGATTGAACTTTAACGGCGGTTGTCGCCGCAGGGTCAAAAAGATGTGCCGTTAGGTTATTAGCTTGGGCTTTTAGTAGACGTTGCGAGAATAAGAAGTTATTTGCCAGGGCATCAGGATTAGTTGTTTTACCGCCAGTTTGGTCTATGGCTAACTTACCCCATGCTTTAGCTGTTTCGGGGTCTAGTGGGTCAAGCCCCATTCCTTTGACGATATTCACATAGTGGTCTACTAAATCCATACGCATTTTAAGGTTAAAGCCGTCAAACATGGTTTTACTGCCTTTATATAATCTTCCCAAAACTGGAATCTTCCCAGGCGCTAATGAGTGATATTCTTCGTTAGCTTTAGACAGTTCCCCTGGAATCCACTTATCATAAATACCGTTTATAGAGTTTTCCCTTGAATAACCTTCGGCTCGGATAGCACTCATTACATCTTTACCGCCGACTTCCTTAGCGGCATAGGAGAACTGGGTAACATAATTGCTTAACCAATTTTTAGGATCTTCAAATAAAGCTGGAAAGCCATGCTTTAGGGGAGCGTGAGAAGCTAGTGAAGCCACTAATCCTTTAGTCGCTGCTAAAATATGGGTTACATTCTTTATCGGATTAGTAGTAAGGGTCTGACCGATGGTCTTATGATTGGCTAGGGCTTTTTTCTGTGCCATGTATTTTTCTAGGGTTACTCGGGCAGCTCCAGCTTTTAGCCGTGCGTCCTCGGTTTCTTTAGTAAAGCCCTTTTCGGCAATCAAACTATCGGCGGTGGCTTTGGCTTCGGTAGCTTGAGCCGACATATCAGATATGGCTTTGGCTTCTTCTTGGCTTACGCCTACGCCCAGTTTAGTTTCAGCTAAGTCTTTCAAAAACTGTTGTTCTTCTTGAGGGTTAAGAACTCTGTCCATTCTACTAATTCTAGTAAGTAAATCTCTGCGAACAGCCGGAGTAAGTCCAGCTACTTTTTTAGCCCAAGTCGTGTAACCCATCTGTTGATTCTTAAGTAAAAGTTTAGATTCAAATAAGGAGTTCACAGCTTTAGCATCACCCTCACCTACGAACTTAGCTAAAGCAGCTCGGCGTTCATCTGAAGACAGCTTAGATAACTGATCGGGATTAATATCGCCATTTTTAACAGCGTCTAGGAAGGCTTGAGCTTGTTGGGGCATTAAGCAGAAGTTAGCCATCAGGTACAACGCAATTCGTTTACGAAGTCGTTCCAGTTCTGTCTAGTTGGTGGTTTAACATTAGTCCTGATATCAGCAGTGGTTTTTTTAACCGCTTGATTAACCTTCTCTACTCCACCCTTGGCTGCCGCTCTAATATCTCGGAGGTTCTTAATATGGGTAATAGGAGAGTTTGCTGAGCGTTCGGCTGCTAGTCTCAATTCCTGCGCTCCATAAGTAGACTGTCCTACTAAATGCTCCGCTTGAGATAGTCGGTTCAGCAACTCAGGGTCTTTACTTAGAACAGGGTCTTTTTCTACTGCTGTGATAATAGAAGTCGCCCTTAGTCCTGTAGGTATAGGCGCTTCGCCGTTAATTACTTTATTCAGTAACTCTGGGTCTTTAGTTAAAGCGACGGCTTTTTGGGCTTGGTCGGCTATATCTACTCGTCCGTATTTAGCAGACTCGCCAAAGTTGTCCTCTAAGCCTTTAGCAACAGCATTTTCTTGAATACTTGCACCTATTTTGCTCGTTCCAGGGGTTTGATTTACCACGCCGACTGGTTTTTCTTCAGCGATAGGTACTTCTCTAGGTTCAAGAGCTTTAGCATGAATATCTTTTAATTGTTGAACGGTAAGGTCTGGTTGTTTAGCGACTAGGTCTTGAGTCTTAGCATTATCAATAAATCCCCCAAAAGTCTTAAACTTCATAGCATGGTCGGCTAGTTGGGTTTCGGGACTTAGAGCTACTGTAGGTTTAGGTGGGATGGGTTTAGATAGTTTTTCTGGATTGAATATCTGATAGGTGGTTTCGTTGCCATCTTTTAATTTAAGACCATCGTAGCCCTGATTTATAAGCTCTTGTGTGCCATACTTATCAGTTTCATTCCAACCGCCTAGTTTTAATTTATTCTCGTCTATAAGTCTTTTAACCACACCCCCCTTGCCACTAGCTGCTACTTCACCTATTTTTGGATTGTCGGTGAACCAAATAGTACCATCAGCAGACTTCTTAACATCGAAGCCACTCTTTTCTATTTGTTTAGCAATCTCAGGAGTAGTCCCGTGATAAATTGGTGTACCCCCTACATTCTTACCCTCTGCATTAACAGAAGGTTCAGTAGTCGGTGCGGTTTCGGTTGGTTTCGGTTCAATGGCTGATGTTTTTGGTTCAACTTGGTTCAAAGAGGTGCTTTTCGGTTCAGGGGTTGTTGGTTTTGGTTCTTCAGGAACTACCGTCTCTGTCTTGCTGCCAAGTTTATCTATAATCTTGGCAGCGCCCTTAGCGACTACAGGCAGAGCCACGCCAGCCGCTCCGCCTAGCGCAGCACTTTCGAATATCTGTTTCTTTGTGGCGTTGGGGTTTTGGTTTATGGTTGCCGCAGCGTTTCCGGCAGCCCCAGCAGTTCCTAATTTAAGAGCAGTCTTACCAACACTTTCTCCACCCTTGGCTGCCGCTCCAGCTTCACCACTGCCTACAAATAAACTAGCCGTTCCTGCTGTACTAGCCGCAATCTTTTTAGCGATTTCTTTCGGGTCGGTTGTACCAAAGGCTTTTTTCTGAGTAGAGGCTTGAGCTTGAGGATTATTCGTAACATCAGCAGCTATCATTTGAGGAGTGTATTGTACACCCTTAGCAAACTGATTAAGTAATCCACCAGTAACGTCTGAAGATAATTGAGCTGTATCGTGGGTTGCCTGTCCCCCTTGATGACTCGCCAGGTCTACTACTGGTTTAACTATAGCTTTATCAGCACTTATAAGGGCTTTAGGAGCGGCTTTGACAACTTTTGGAGCAGCGCTAATTACTTTCTTACCAATGTTTTCAGCTCCACCGAAGAATTTGCTTAGAAAACTCTGTTGGGGTTGGAAGGTGGGTTGCGGAGTCGGTTGGGCTGTTGGTACTTGAGATTGATACCAATTAGGGTTAATAGGCATAATTAAACCGAATAGTTAGGATTTTTAGGATTCTTGTACTTGCTAAATTGCTTAGTAAAGGCGTTCGGGTCATAGCCTGCTGACACCCATTGATTAAATGCGGCTTGATAGGTCTGCGGAGATACATATCCATCACTTCCACTAAGATGTATTAGACCATTTTGGATAGACGCTATATCGGGAGCAGTAGGTGTAGCATAGTTTGGACCAGTAGAACCAGTTTTCGTAGAGGCACTAAGATTAGCTTCTCTAGCCTGTTCAGCCAGACTGGCGGCTGCTTGCTGTTGTTGTGCTTGGTCTTCGGCTGCTTTTTGAGCCGCAGCGGCTTGATCTTTTTCCTGACCATATAAAGCATTATAGATATTCTGCAAGTAACTTAATTTATCCTGTTGTCCAGTATAGATACCACTAGCAGCGGTTTGGGCTTGCTGCTGTTTAGTAGTTAGGTCTTGATTGGCCTGATCATATTGCGTAGTTTCGTTACCAATGGTCGTATTTAGGGGTGCTTGCTCGTTACCTATCTGTTTAGTGGCTTGGGCTTGAGTGACTAAAGAGTTCTGGGTTCGCCCCATAACCGAAGGAGCTACTTGCTGAAGTAGTTTAGTAGTGTTATTAAGCGCTCCTTGTAAGCCCTGTACGGTCTGTTGAGCCTGTCCTACGCCTAATTGGTTCTGTTGAGCCTGAAGTATAGCATTAGGGTCTTGAGCGCTCTGTTGAGCTGACTCAAGCTGACTAAGAGCGTCGGCTGAAGTCGTAGGGTTCATTTACACGTCCTTATTCAGGAATGAAACAGTAATGTCACAACTACCGTTAGGATTGACCGTTATTGCTCCCTGATTCCTCAAACCATTATAACGATACTGGCTACCAACGGTAGGGTTGGTAATGATAGCGAAAGTTGTACCTCCGGCGGCTAAGGTAATTGTTCCAGTTAATGCTGCATTGACTTGGATAAGTAGGCCATTAGCTGCCGCTGCAACAGTCTGAGACCCACTAGAAGTTATATACTTCATTTATTTCTCCTTGTTAAAATAAAAATAGCCCTCAACGGGCTATCCTGATTGAATTGTAACTTAACTTGGTTCATTATACAACTTAATTAGGTTGCTGCATCGCCTCTGCGAATTGACTCATTGTGACTGGAAAATGTTTTAAGCCGCTTCGTACACTCCATAACCACTAAAATCATTGCCAGTAGTCCATGTGCCTGGGACTGAAGCAGTAAAGCTTACAATCCCTCCGAGATATGTACCAGCCGCACCAATCGCTAAAGGACGGAAATGGGTCGTGTCTATTATTTCAAAAAGCCCTACACAACCGTTACCTCCAGAGTTTATAATTATGTGTCCCACGGGAAAGTCTTGATTGAGGGTTCCATAATAGGTATTAGCGGTTACGGGTAAAGTAATAGTTGGTGCGGTACCCACCGAAGAACCAGAACCTAACAAAAAACTATATCTAAAGATGACAGTTTTACCGATTTGAATATATTGAGCAATTTGAGTACCGCCCGCCCCGATTGTGAGATTAGCTAAAGTCGGACTCCAACTCTGCCACGCCGAAGCCCATAATTTAGGCGCGAACCCATGCGCTGAAGTAGAAACATCATCAGTCGTGTTGTCCGCTAGAGTAATTCTGGCTTCGGTTATAGCTCCATAAACACCCGAATCAAGCATCGCTCCCGTCCCAGCATTAGTCGCTTTAGGCTGGAACCCATGCTTGGAAGTAGAAACATTGTTAGTGGTAATATCTGAAGTCTGAAGGTTTCTGTCAGAGGCAGCGGAAGATGATTGTACCCTAGGCATTAGTTTACCCCCACATAAGTTACACCTTCACCATTGACTGAACTGTCTATATTGACCGTAGTTAGGTTGGCTATATCCATTGAAACACTTTCACCAGCTAGAAGTTGTAGACCATTTGTAGAGGCAACAGACGAGTTGCCAACATAAATAATCCCCGTATTAGTTGAGAGGGCTTTTATTGTCACTGATTGGATGGCTTGAGAGGAGGTTAATACAACCCTTGTCCCTGCGGTTGTGACAGCAGTTTTACCGCTATATATCGTTGTAGGAGCCGCAGGAGTGTTTTGAACGGCAAAAGTGCCCGTTCCTACTACGGTAGCATTTAGATTAGCGGCGGCAGATTGAGTGGCGATGAAAGACGTATTGCTTATCGAGCCGGAGATATTAGCCGTGACCGTTCCTGTAACTGTGGCTAAAATAGGGGTCATTGAAGTTATACCTTGGACAGTTAATACTCCAGTTGCTGCACTACCGGCAATTCCGCCGCCAGCCACTATCCAAGGTGAAGTGCTTTGTGTGACTGCGATAGAGGTTGGATTACCGGAAGATATGTTGACATTGACTTTAGATGAACTAACCGTTCCGGCTAAGGTTGCTAAATTGCCCCCTGACTCTAAGGCTAATGCAGAAGTATTTAAGTTGGTTCCAGCATTGGCGGTAAATGCTGTATTAGTAATTGAACCGATGGCATTACTCCCCACTGGTAGGGAGGTAGCTATCGAAACCTGAGGTCTGAAGGAACTATCTATCAGTCCGTAAGCTGGAACGGGCGTGGCATCTCCAGGGTCTTGAGAGAAGGTAGGCGCTGAATTAACTGTCCCGGAAAATGTTGCATTAACATCTAATTTCCCCCCAGTAGAGGTTATTGAGTTGCCTGAACCGTCTGCCAGACCAACTTTTATTATCCCAGTGGCGGCTGTTGATACCGAGTTTCCGGCAATTTGGGCGATATTAACATTAGGATTACCAGATATAGTAGCGATTACGTCTAGGGCGTGATTAGTGCTATAGACAAACTCGTTCTCACCATTAATGCTAGAAACGGCTGAAAAAGATGGTTGGTGGTTAATAGATACATTTTTCATAATAAAATAGCCCCTAAAAGGGCTATCCTCAAGCTCATTTTATCATAAATTGAGCAGATTATAGTTACGGGCAATGGATTTTTCTTTCTCGTTCACTTGGGCTTCTCTTATCCGCAGGTTTTCGTCTTTATCTTCTAGTTTTTTACTCCAATTAGCTAAGTTTTCCATAACTTTGTTATTCTGGTCTTGATTACTCATAATATCTTGCAATAACTTTTGTTTTTTGCCCTCTAGTGTCTTCAAGTCGGTCTGCCAAGACTCTTCTAATTGCTTGATGTCCTCTTTTAGATTGATTAAGTTAGTTTTCTGCAATTTTAGGGTCTCGTTATCCTCGGAAATCTCTCCTTTAATAGAGGTTTGCGTCTCTCGCAAGCCGACAATATCCTTTAGCGTAGTCTCTTTATCCGAAGTTATATCACTAAGTTCTTCTTTGTTGATTTTTACCAAACTCTTAAGTTCGATATTTTCATGTGAAAGGTCAGAATTGGTCTGGAATAGAACTTTTTTGGCACGTTCCAGTTCTTCGATATCTACCGATAATTTAGACAGGTTATTCTCTTGCTCTTGATGCTGCTTCAGATAATCAGCATTACCATCCTCAATCTTTTTGTGCAAATCAGCTAGCTTTTTTTTAGATTCCTTAGTGGAATCGGCTATAGCTTCTTTAGAAGTTTCAATAGTTACCTGAGTATCAGCCTCAATCTGTTTTTTTCGGTCTACCCACGCTTCTTCGGCTACTCTTACCGCCTGGTTTAACATTGATAGGTTCCGCTTCCTGGCCGCTATTTGGGTTTCTATCTTCTTTGAGTCCTGGGAAAGCTGTTTCATCTTTTACCTCATTAGATTTATCTATGGCTTCATCAATCATTTCTTTATGGGAACGTAAGCCCCCATCCATCATATCCTGTACTGAGCCACGTCCTTTAACTAATCGGTCTTCTACTAATCTACGGGCACTAGGGTCAGCCATAAAGCGTTTATTGCCTTCACGCTGCATAACTTCGTTTACTAGTTGTCTTAGAGCCACTTGCGCCATATCACCCCTAAAGCGTCTCGTTTCACCAGCGGGGATGATAGTTTCGTTGTATATCCACTTCTTAGACTTGAAATCAGGGTTTTGGATGTCTATACCATAAGTTCTAACCACGTCTTGGGGCTGTTGGGTCATCTTCGTAGGATTATGTACTACAGAGGGCATATTAACGGGCACTTCTTGGGCTACTTTAACCTGAAAATCATCTGTTAGGGGATTATGAATAGTCACAAACTCCATTTCATTAGAACCTTGTAATAGAGGGTCGGGGTTGATATCGTGTTGGGTTTTTACGCCCGGTCCAACTAAGGCCATCGCTATTTCTCCTTTTTAGGTTTAATTATATCGGGTTCATCAGCCAGAGCTTTTAAGGCTCTATATTCGCCTTGTAACTTTAATAATTCGTCCTCAATATCTTTGTGGGCGACAACGAAATAAGCCTGTAGGAGTTTTTGTTTTGTTTGGTTTAGGTCGTTAAACTTTTGTTCTGCCTCTTGTAAGCGCTCTGCTATATTCATAGGAACAGTTAAACACAAACATAATATAAAATGCAAGCAACCCCTAAATTAGGGGTTGCGGATAATTGCTTGCTTGTTAAAGTTGCGAGATGGAGTTTTGGGAGTTAATTGTTAGAACAATGTACTTTACGGGTTTACATTACCCTTGTATCCGTAACCTATTTCTTGGCGGTCTTTTTAACCACTTTGGGTTTGGCAACAGGTTTTTCTGCGACTGGTTCAAGAGGTTCAACTTTCTTGGCGGTCTTTTTAACCACTTTGGGTTTGGCAACAGGTTTTTCTGCGACTGGTTCAAGAGGTTCAACTTTCTTGGCGGTCTTTTTAACCACTTTGGGTTTGGCAACAGGTTTTTCTGCGACTGGTTCAAGAGGTTCAACTAAAACCTCATAGTCAGGATGAGCCTTTAATCGAGCTTCGGCTGCTTCAAGTTCACCTTGAGCTTTAACAACTCCGAGTTTAGCGTCCTCTACGTCTGCGTGAAATGCGTTAATGTGTGTTCCCATATTATTCTCCTTTAGTTAGGACTAGTTAATGATTACGGCCTCTCCACCAGTCTTGACCGGCAGCGGCCCATTGGCAACCTTCAAGCGGTTAGTACCTGTATCTATCCAAACAGCTGTAGTAGCTCCTGGGGTATAGGCAGCGCAGTCTTTGATATTGATGTAGCCTTGAGTAAAATTGTCCATTGAACCGAAGATTTGAGTTTGGGCTGTGGCATCGTTGGTTGAGCCAGAGTAGAACAAACAGCGTACAAAGTTGGTGTAGCGATCTATTGAAGTTGTACCTGTAAAGGTAACGTGCGTGTAGGAGACGTTAGAGATGAAAGCTGGGAAAGTACAGTCAATGAAGTCGTTTTGGACTGCACCGCTATCAAACCAGACTTCTCCTTGAGTAGTGTTGTCTCGGGCAATAGTATCTAGCCCGATCGTACAACCCTGGAAAACATTTTCTTCAGCACCTGTGAGGCGTAGTGAGTATCCACCAGTTGTAACAGCCGAAGTATTACCCATACCTGCAATGTTCACATTGTCAAAGACATTGCGTGTTCCTGTAACTTGTACAGCACCTAGCGAAGTTGCGTCACTGGTGATCCCGCCGAATACCGAGATGTTGGAGATTAAACATCCATTAGCGCTGACTTTGAGAACTGGACTTACACCTGTAGCTGTTGAAAGAGCAGCAATTCTAGCTCTTTGCGAAACGGCTGTGGGCGCACAGACACCGATTAAGTGAGTTAAGCCTTTGTTCCAGTCCAAAGTTGTGGCTTGGTAATCGGTTGTAGCGGAAGCAGTGTTGCTTTCGGCTACTAGATAAATCACATCATTGTTATTGGCTGTGGCTGCTGAAAGAGCGTGTGATAGCGTCTTAAAAGCTGTGCTAGGAGTCTGGCCGTTATTGGTGTCAACACCATCGGCTGGTTTGACGTACCAAACATTTCCAGTAAATCCTAGACCACCTAGACCTAAAATCTCGCTAGGTAGCCATTGAGCGCCGTATCTGACGGCTGGCATATAGTTGTGTGCTAAATTTGACATTGTTTCTCCTTTGTATCTCTCCCTCTCGGATCAAGTCCGGTAAAAGGCGAGGAAACTTTATTTAGTAATCTAGTGTTAGAACGGTTGGGCTGTACTTAGTGCTGACACCTGCTTCAGGCATGTAACCTACTCGGCGAGTAACAGTTGAAGTACCTTCTGTATCTACTGCACCATCGGTTGTGCTGGAGGCTATAACCCCTGCATTTTTACTGATAGTACCATTCTGTAGGATTGAAGCCATACCACCAGTTTGAGTCCAGTAGAAGTAAGTAGCGGTTACGGCTATGATTGGTGCGCCTGATACTGGAACTGCTGGGGCTGCGGTGTGGTCGGCTATGATTTGTGCGCTGAACTGGCTTGGATAAGCACCTACAACACTTGTAGTATCTAGGGCTACATTCAGAGCGTCCCTGATATTGATGACTGTTGTGTTGCTGTTGCCTGAAGTTGCAGCGGTGTTCCCAGTGATGTAGTAAGAGCCTTGACCCTTACCAGTTCCATCAGTGACTACGAAGTTCCAGCCCTTAAATTGGTCTTGAGTGGCTGTAGTGCCTAGAGTAACTGTGATCTGGTTTGCGCCAGCGGCAGCAGCTACTGAAAGAGTGCGAGTTACATAGTTAGCAGTGACATTTGGTGGGGATGTAATCTTGCCTGCGGCTAGGTTGCTTGCACCAGCGTGAGTGTAGCTAAAGATACGACCATCTGGGGTTGAGGCAACTTGACCCTTTAGTTCTGCGCTTTGGGTGCTAACTGTTGTGTAAGCGTCCTGGTCGGTGATTTGTACGAGTGCTGATAGTGACATAAAATCTCCTTTAAATAAAATAAGCCCCTTGCAGGGCTGTCCTAAAGACAGTATCTTATAGTTCTAAAGATTAGTCAACTAACTTAGCGTAATCTTAAACTTTAACACCTTTTAAATTCTCAATAATCTTTCGGCGGTGTTCTTCGGATAATTTTCGCCCTTTCATGATTTCTGACTGTCGTTTGATTCGCCACCCATATTTATCTAGGTAGTTTTTGATAGTCGTACTAGAACACCCAAATATCCCTGCTACCTGAACTGCACTTCTATGCTCTACATAGTATAGTCGGCGTAACTTTTGAGGGGTTATTTTAACTCGCTGTTTGGGCATTGCGTCTTAACCAATCTTTGCGCTTATGTTCATTAACAACAACCTCCAAGTTCTCCAATCTATTGTCAGTACGAATACCGTTAATATGGTGTACCTCGTGCCAAGTCTTAAGTTTATATTTTAAGTGTTGCTCCATGACATATCTATGTTCTTTGATTACTCTTCCGTCTATGCGTCTGATAACATATCCGTAGCTGTCTATGTATCGGCCACCTTTCCAAGAAGGATGCTTGTCTCCAAACTTACCTTTATGTAATTTTAATACATTTGCTGTTATTTTAGCCTTATGCTCTTTAGTCATCTTACGAAGTTTTAAAGCTTCTGATTTATTGCGAATAGCTATATTAAATCTTTTCATTGCCTGTCTGACAGACTCATCATCACACTCTAATTCTTTGGCTATGCGAAGTGTAGACCATTTATTTTTATCATACATTCGGCGGATATTGGATTCCGTTAAGCCTTTAATGCGTTTACTCATACTTAAAAGGATACACCTTTCGATGTATCCCGTCAAGTACCTAGATTCCGACTTCTAGCTAGTCGTTATACCTGTTATTTTGAAATTACGGTTGGGATTTTCACAGTAAAATTGACCGTACATAACAAATATTCCCACTTCTGCGAGCTGGTTGACTGGCATGATTGGCTCACGGAACTGGAAGGCGCTAACTTTGTAAGAACTGTAAGCACCAGCGGTTACATCTTCCTGTGTTGCGACTAAGTCTAGCCCCATCATTTTCAAAGATTTGAAGTAGAACCAGTTTTCGTTAAGACCGAACATCTGACCGGAAGTACATTTTTGGTCTCTTACTAGGGGTTTGCCACGGTAAGATACACTTGTTGCACCCTGTTTCAGCCACAAAGAGTCAGCTTGGCTAACACTCTGTTTAACAGCTGTAGAACCGTCTACAAATGAACCACCGTCACCCTCGTAGTGGGCAAAAACGGTTGGAGTTAGCAAAGATTCGTAAATGCTCCAAACTGTCTGAGTCGCCATGATGACATTTGGTGTTTCGCTTTCGTTACCGGAGATGGTTGCGCCGTCATCGGCGGAGGCCATCACATCTAGGTCAAGTACACCGCCAGAAGCGGCTACGACATAACCATTGATTGTCGGGTAAGTGGCTCGGGTTAGTCCAGCATAGGTTGAGGTTGAAGTACCATCGTCTACGATCAGACCAAGACCGTCAAAGTCATTACCAGAACCGAAACCATAGAAGATTTGGCCAAGTGCCGTAATCATGGAGTTCTGAGCGTACTGGTATGAAGACTTGTATAGGTCAACCACACCGGAAGGAGTGGCGTTGATAGAGCGTTCAACAACCGATACACCGACAGGCTGAGCGTAACCAGTCGGGAACCAGGTCATCTGAGCTGTATTGTAGTCAATAGAGGTATCAAAAATTTCACTACCTTTGAATGACTGACCGAGTTGTGAGTTATTAGTAAAAACTGGTGAACTGTAGCTGCGACCATTCCATCGTTCAGGACGAGAAACTACTCGCTTCATAATTTCGCTAGATTTGCTGACAGTGTCAACTACGCTTGCGTTATAGTCCTGCAAAGTGATGTTGTTGACCCTGTCATTTTGTGCCGTTGCTGACATATTAAGTCTCCTTTAGTAAATAAAAAATAGCCCCGAAGGGCTATCCATAGTTAAATAGTAACACTAACTATTTTAACAATGCAAGCACATTTTTAGTCGTCCCAAACAGCTTGGTCACGTTTGAAGACATTAGGATTGCCAACTGCTATGCCTTTAGGCACATAGGGGGCTTGGGCGGCAGGTGAAGTCCCAGCTACTCGTGAACCAGCGGCTTTACGGGACTCACCAGCAGCTTTATTCTCTTTACTCTTGGCTTCAACTTCGCTTTTAATCTCTCGCCACATGTCTATAGCCGATACGTTGGGAGAAAGTCCAGCCTTAACACGAGCTTCACGCTCTTCGGCTATTTTATTAACTAACTGAATCTGTTTGGCTACGCCTGGGTTCTTGATGAACTCCTTATCTAGCGAGGCTTTGGGGTCAGTTTCCCATCTACGTCTAACTTCAGGATCAGTTATCTGCGGAAGTTCGCCTTTATCCAGCAAATACTGAATTTCTTTAGCGACATTATCAACAATTTCCATGCGCTGAGACTCTTGAGCCGATTGTGACTCAAATTGTTCCTTTTGGGCTTGGTATTTCTCCTCGTCACGCTCTAAATTGCGGTTCATTTTGTTCTGTTTATTGATGAAATCCATTAACTGAGCTGGAGTTTCAAAGTTTTCGGGGTCTTCGGCTATATCTTCAGCGTCTTGGGGGGTTTTAACAGTCGTTTTCTTACCGTCTTTAAGTACAACCTTAAAAGAATAGTCGCCAGGCTTAAATTCGCCGGGGTCTTCCACGGTTAATATAGGAGTTGGTTCGGTATATTCTACCGCTGGCGCTTCGGTAGGTTTCTCGGCGTCATCTCCTGCTTTAGCATCACCTTTTGTAGCGCTTCCATCGTCAGTTTTAGAGTCTTTCGATTTATCTCCATCATCTTCCTCTCGCTTATAAGGAACTTTTAAGTCTTCCTCGGAATAATCACCCTCCCATTTGGCTTTTTCAAGCTCATTGGCGGTTTTAACTTGTTCTTCAGTGGGCTTTTTGTCTTCAACTATTTTATTGTCATTGTCGGACATGTAAGGGCTCTCCTTGTTAATGGTTATATTCTAGCACACTATTGCGTGGGTACAGGTGGCGAAGTTGGCGGTGCGGCTGGTGGTTGATATGCCTGCCCCACAGGTGGCGGGTTGGTAATTCCAGATTCTTGGGTAGCAATCGTATCGGCAGTTTGCGGGTCAGGGTTAGCATTAACTCGGATAGTAGTCTTCGGCAGAGGCATTGGCATTGGAGCGTTACTGATTCCAGCCTCGTCGAGCATAACGCCTTGCAGATTAAGTGATTGCATAGCCGTATGCTGTATAGCCATGAGAAATGCAACCACTCGTTGAGCAGCCTTCGGGTCTTCGCCTTGAAGCTTAGCGAACCTATTAGAAGCCACAACTTGATTGTAGTAATTGAAGTAATCTTCAGAGTAATTATCCCGTTCTTCGGGTACTTTGTTGGCGATAAGCAGTTGAATATCGGCTTCGGCTTCAGTATCAATTTGTGACAGTTGTATAGATTTAAGGTAGTTAATTGGGTCAATGTTGCTCTTAAGATAACGCTCGGCTCTAATTTCAGGATTAGGTAGCCCAAGGTCTTGCATCATAGTTAGGTAATCAATAGCGTGTCCAGCGTTCCACAATTCCATCGCCGTGGAGCGTACCATCGCTTTATCTAGCGGAAGCGTAGAATCAACCTGGACTGAAACCTTAACATTAGAGTCTAGGTTCTCGCCGTTTAATAGAATGAACTCATAAGCACCGTCTCCGCCTTTGCATTGAAACCAGTAATCATCGGTGTAATAGACTCTCATCAGTTGAAGTTTAATCTTGTAATAAACAGCCATTGTGTTGGAGATAGCTCTAACTAGGTCGTCTTGCAAAGCTCCGGCTTGTTGCTTCATAAGTAGGTCTCGGCCTAGAGTATCTTGAGCTTGGGGTTGTGCGCCCTTAAAGACTGACGGTGTACCCATCATTTCATCTACTTCATTGCGGGCATCATATACGGT